TCCTGCTGGTGATGATCCTCCGGTTAGATTAAAAAAGAAAAGAAAACCTACACCAGTTGGTCGCTATGGAACTCGTAGAACCTGGATGCAGAATTTGAAAAATGGATGAACCATCAGCAAATACAGCAATTTTAGAAAGATTGGAAAAAATTGTTGATTCTCTTCAAGACAATTCCTTTAAGATGGGACAACTTCTTGCCGTCCATAATGAGAAATTGGATAAGCAAGATAGAATAGATGCAGTTCTCTTTGAGAAAGTTGAGAGTTTGCATCGCGAAGTTAATCGTAGAGCAGATGAAATAAAAAAAGGTTGTGAAAGAGATATAATAAAAATTGATGATAGACTTAGAGTCATGGAAAAAAAGATGTGGAGTATTGCTGGTTCTCTTATTGTAATATCATTTTTAGTCAGTGTGCCGGGACAAAGAATTATGGGAAACGTCTTGACATCAAACGCATCACCGACTATAATAAGAGAAGCAAAATAGTAAATTATTTGTAATGGATTTGGTTGACGCCAAATATATTGGATTAGTTTCTTCACGACTTAAGAAATTTAAGAGGGTCAAAGAAAACCTTTTTAATTTTCGTTGCCCTATTTGTGGAGACTCGCAAAAGCAAAAGAATAAAGCACGAGGATATTTCTATCGTGTAAAAAATAACGTCAACTTTAAATGCCATAATTGTGGTGCCAGTTTGTCGTTTAATAATTTTCTTAAACAGATAGATGCGACTCTTCATAAACAATATACACTTGAGAAATTCAAAGAAGGTCACACAGGAAAAAACTTTGTAGTTCAAAAACCTAAGTTTGAATTTGTCAAACCTGTATTCAAAAAATCTCTGGGGTTGCCGAAGGCATCTTCAAGTCCTATTTCGTTAGAATATCTCACAAAACGTGGGATAGATCCTGACAAGTTTTATTTTGCTGATAAGTTCATGGAGTGGGCAAATAGTCAGAAATTAACTTTTGACAATATCATTAGGGATGAGAATCGCATTGTAATCCCAATGTATGATGAGGATAAAAATCTTATTGGTTTTCAAGGTAGAGCACTGGGGAAATCATTCACTAAATACATCACCGTAATGTTGAATGAGGATGCGCCAAAAGTATATGGACTTGACACTATTGACAAAACATCCACCGTTTACATTACAGAAGGTCCTTTTGACTCAACGTTCATATGCAACTCGATTGCTATGTGTGGAGCTGATGTTGATATCGGTGGTTGGGGGATTAGTAATCCTGTTTGGGTCTATGATAACGAACCAAGGAACAGTGAAATCGTCGGACGTATTGGACGTGCAATCGATAAAGGTAATTCCGTGGTAATTTGGCCAACAAATATTGCAGAGAAAGACATTAATGATATGGTTCTTTCTGGACATGATGTCATGTCTATGGTAAAATCAAATACCTGCTCAGGTTTAGAAGCAAAAATTAAATTTAACAATTGGAAAAAAATATGACCAATGGAATCAATGTAAAAAAGCGCAATGGAAGGGGGCAGGAACCACTTCTCCTTGAGAAGATGCATAGAATGGTTGATGAGGCATGTACCGACCTTGCAGGAGTCTCTGCATCGCAGGTAGAGATGCAATCTGGTATTCAGTTCTATGATGGTATTACAACTGCAGAAATTCAAGAGATTTTGATTCGCTCTGCTTCAGACTTGATTGACTTGGACCATCCTAATTATCAATTTGTTGCTGCTCGCCTCTTATTGTTTTCTATCCGTAAGCAATTGTATGGACGTAGGCATGAAATTCCAAAGGTAAAGGACCATATATCAAGTTGTGTGGAAAAGGGTGTATACGATCCAGAACTTTTAACTTTATATTCGGATGAAGAGTTTGATAAACTTCAGTCGTTTATCGATCATGATCGTGATTATTTGTTTACATTTGCCGGTCTTCGTCAGGTTGCGGATAAATACCTAGTGCAGGATAGAAGCAGTGGTGTTTTGTATGAAACTCCACAGTTCATGTATATTTTGATTGCTGCTACAATTTTTTCAAAATATCCAAAAGAAACCCGTCTGGATTACGTTAAAAAATATTATGATGCAATCTCCAAACACAGACTCAACATTCCCACGCCAATCATGGCAGGAGTTAGAACACCTCTTAGACAGTATGCCAGCTGTGTTCTTGTTGATGTTGATGACACCCTCGATAGTATCTTTACTAGCGATATGGCTATTGGGAAATATGTTGCTCAACGTGCAGGCATCGGTATCAACGCAGGCAGAATCCGTGGCATCAACAGTAAGATCAGAGGTGGAGAAGTACAACACACAGGTGTTGTCCCGTTCCTTAAAAAGTTTGAATCAACTGTACGATGTTGCACTCAGAATGGGATTCGTGGTGGTTCCGCAACAGTCCACTTCCCAATCTGGCACATCGAAATCGAAGACATCCTAGTTCTTAAGAACAATAAAGGAACAGAAGACAACCGAGTGAGGAAACTTGACTACTCAATCCAACTTTCAAAGATTTTCTACGAACGTTTCATTACGGATGCAGAAATTAGCCTGTTCTCACCGCATGACGTACCGGGCTTATATGATTCCTTTGGTACTGACGGGTTCGATGATTTATATACTGCTTTTGAACGAGATGAGTCTATTCCAAGGAAGACTATCGGAGGACAAGAACTATTCCTGAACTTGCTCAAGGAACGTGCAGAGACTGGTCGAATCTATATCATGAACATCGACCACTGCAATACTCACTCTTCATTTAAAGATAAAATTGAGATGAGTAACCTGTGTCAGGAAATCACCCTGCCTACCAAACCATTGAATCACATTGATGGTGATGGTGAAATTGCTCTGTGTATTCTGTCTGCTGTCAACATCGGTAAGGTCAATAAACTGACTGAACTGGAAGAACTCTGTGATCTTGCAGTCCGTGGTCTGGATGAATTGATTGATTATCAGCAGTATCCTATCAAGGCAGCAGAAGTTGCAACTAAGAATCGTAGATCCCTAGGAGTGGGTTACATCGGACTTGCACACTACCTTGCGAAGAACGGACACAAGTATGATTCACAAGATGCCTGGGACGATATTCATAGACTTACAGAGGCGTTCCAATACTATCTCCTAAGATCTTCTAACAAACTTGCAGAAGAGAAGGGTGCTTGCGGTTATTTCTTCCGCACTAAATATGCAGATGGTATCCTTCCAATCGATACATACAAGACCGATGTAGACGAAATTTCTAATCCTGGATATGATTATGACTGGGAAGAACTACGACGAGATATTATGGAGAAAGGTTTACGGAACTCCACCTTGTCTGCTCAGATGCCATCAGAGAGCAGTTCCGTTGTGTCAAACGCAACAAATGGAATCGAGCCACCTAGAGGGTATCTGTCCATTAAGAAATCGAAAAAGGGACCGCTTAAACAGATTGTTCCAGGTTATCAATACCTCAAAAACAATTATACTCTTCTGTGGGATATGCTTGATAACACTGGGTATATTAATGTTGTTTCGGTGATACAAAAGTTCTTCGACCAAGCAATCAGCGGCAATTGGAGTTATAATCCTAAGAACTACCCTGACAATGAGGTTCCTGTTTCTGAAATGGCACAAGATCTATTGAGAACATACAAGTATGGTTGGAAGACTAGTTACTATCAGAACACATATGACTTCAAGTCTGATGAGAATATTGAAGATTTCAAATCCCTAGATATTCTTGTAGGTGAATTAGAAGGAGCGGAGGAAGAGGATTGCGAGAGTTGCAAAATTTAAAAATGAAAGAATACAAGTTTACTACAACGGAGAAAGATCATATGGAAGGCATGACCGTCTTCAATGCTGAGAAGGTAGATACTAGAAAGCAACCAATGTTCTTCGGTAAACCTCTTGGGGTTCAGAGATACGATCTTTACAAATATCCAATATTTGACAAACTGACTCAGCAGCAGTTGGGATACTTCTGGAGACCTGAAGAGGTTTCTCTCCAGAAGGACAGAGCAGATTATGCTAACTTGCGTCCAGAGCAGAAGCACATCTTCACTTCTAATCTTAAGTATCAGATTCTTCTTGATTCAGTTCAGGGTCGTGGTCCTAGTATGGCGTTTATGCCTTACTGTTCCCTCCCTGAACTTGAAGCATGTATGGAAGTGTGGGGATTCATGGAGATGATCCATAGTCGTTCCTATACCTACATCATCAAGAATGTCTACCCAGATGCCTCTGAGGTCTTTGATAAGATCTTGGATGACGAGAAGATTATAGAACGTGCTAAGAGCGTCACAGAGGCATATGACGACTTTATCAACGCTGCCCAGAGATGGGGTGCGAGTGGTATGTGGAGCACTGACTGGAAAGACTCCCCCAATATGGAAGTGGAGCGTAAGGAACTGAAGCGTAAACTATATCGTGCAGTTACTAACGTCAATATCCTTGAGGGTATTCGTTTTTATGTCTCGTTTGCATGCTCGTTTGCATTCGGTGAACTGAAACTTATGGAAGGTTCAGCAAAGATTATCTCACTGATTGCTCGTGATGAGAACCAGCACCTTGCACTGACTCAGAATATTTTGAACAAGTGGAAGCAAGGTGATGATCCAGAGATGGAAGAGATTGCTAGAGAAGAGCAGGAGCATACAATTAATATGTTCCGTAAGACAGTTGATGAAGAGAAAGCATGGGCAGAGTATCTGTTCAGAGATGGATCTATGATCGGTCTGAATGATAAACTACTGCATCAGTATGTTGAATGGATTGCAAACCGTAGAATGAAATCAATCGGCATTAAACCTATCTATGACATACCCGCAAAGAATAACCCACTCCCCTGGACGGAACATTGGATTTCGTCGAAGGGTCTTCAGGTCGCTCCTCAGGAGACTGAGGTTGAGTCTTATATCGTCGGAGGTATCAAACAAGATGTCAAAAAAGACACATTCTCTGGATTCAAACTTTGACCTTAAAAGGGTCTGGGAGGAGATGGAAGAGATAGAACCTCTAACACCACCACTTATCTCCACAAAAGACTCCTTGCAGGCGTATAAAGACGCTGCAGAAATGGATAGTTATATCTTCGGAGACTACGACGCCACAGACGCATACAAGAGCAAAGAGTCCTAAGGGACTCTTTTTTTATGGCTTGACAAGACTTCAATATCTGTGTAGAATAACTCTGTTAGGGTTCATAGATAACTAGTATATAAAGCTACTATGAATACTTAATGAAACCTCAGAGTGCGAAAGCAAAGGGTAGAAACTTACAAAAGTGGGTAGTACAACAACTCATTGAAACTTTTGATATACATCCAGAAGACATCAAGTCCTGTTCCATGGGAGCTGGTGGCGAGGATGTACAGATGGCACGATCTGCAAGAGAAAAATTTCCTTATAGCGTGGAATGTAAGAACGTAGAGAAACTCAATATATGGGATGCTTATGATCAAGCAAAAGCAAATTGTGGAAATTATGAACCAATAGTTGTCATGAAAAAGAATGGTAAGCAACCATTAGTTGTTATTGATGCTAAATCCTTTATTGAACTAAATAAAGAAAAGAATTCGTAACAATGAAACCCACACCTAAGGAATTGCAAGAACATAATAAGTACTATAAGCAAGTAGTAGAGCATCTTATCGCTGAGGGTTATACAGCAGACAGAGACGGTGCTGAAAGCATTATCAATGGAATGAGTGAAGAATGGTACAGTCTAATCGTCAAGCAGTAATCAGAGGCATTCTGATGGGTGTTCTATTTTGGAGCACCTTAATATGTCTGATAACTTTGCCCTTGACTCCTCCAGATAGACCTGGTATAATAATGGAGTCTCACAAGGGCTCATAGTTAAACGGATATAACTACGCTCTTCTAAAGCGTTATTCTAGGTTCGATTCCTAGTGAGCCTGTTATTCTATATGAACTCATGAATTCGATTCAGCCTTACTCGACTGTTCTGGTTCTGAATAGTTCTTATGAACCTCTTCATTTTACAAATTGGAAGAGGGCAGTTGTTCTCCTGTATAAAGAGAAAGCAAAAGTAATTTCAAAGACAGTAATACGTCTGGTGAATTATGTTATTATACCTTTTCGTCGTATGAATAATTTGTATCCTACTCGGAGTTTGATTTACAAGAGAGACAAGAATAAGTGTCAGTATTGTGGAGCAACTAAAAAACTCACAATTGACCATGTACTTCCTAAGTCCAAAGGTGGGGAAGATACTTGGGAGAATTTGGTAGTTGCTTGTTCATCTTGTAATGTTAAGAAGGGAGATAAGTTACTAGAACAGACTGGTATGAAACTTGCAAAGACTCCTCGTGCTCCGGTTAGCAAGATTCTAATGGACCTGGAGAATACCAGCAATCAAGAATGGATTGATTACGTCTATTGACGGCAAACCACGAATGTGTTATCATATTCATGTTGCGAGATTAGTTTAGAGGCAAAACTAAAGGTTTCCAACCTTTCGTCACCGGTTCGATTCCGGTATCTCGCTTTCCCTTAAGGGACAATTAACCTTCGGCAATCTACGAATGGCACTTTCACAGAACACTCTTGATAATCTGTTGGAGGCAGAATCACATATTAGAGCAGCAATTAAGTCTGCTGCAGTAAATGAGAAACCTCTGGTGGTCAAGCAATTATCAGAAATCCTTATGAATATGGAGCAAACTAAAAAGTTTGACGAGATCATGGATATGATAGACAATAGAAAACCAGGCAGCAGCGGTCAATTCGGTTTATTTTTCAACGATGAAGATTAATCTTTGGTATTCTAAAAGTATGAGTCAATGGAGATGGACTCTTTGTGAAGAATTTAAAAATGGTGTTACAAAAGTAGAGCAGCATGCTGGACAACAGCAAGAATTGAGAGACGCAATGAACGATGTGGCAAATACTGTTGAATATCTTCTTGATGTAAAAGACGAAGATAAACTTAAAACTAAAATTAATTGGAAGTAAATGAAACTTAAAACTATTGCAGTACTTGTTACTACCACTTCATTGGTTTTAGCGTGTGGTTCTGTAGACAAAACTACATTCAAACTAAATGGAGCAGGTGCTACATTCCCTTCCCCATTATATCAATCATGGTTTGCTGGTTTCAGTAGGGAGACTGGCAATCAAGTAAATTATCAAGCAGTTGGTAGTGGTTCTGGTGTTCGTCAGTTCACTGCTCAAACTATTGACTTTGGTGCCAGTGATGGTGCTGTGAGTGATGAGAAGCAGAAGATTCCAATGGTCCACATTCCTATGACTGGTGGTGCTATTGTTCCTGCTTACAACTATCCTGGTTGTAAAGTCAAGATGACACAGACACAACTTGCTGATGTATATCTTGGTAAGATTACTAACTGGTCTATCTTTGGATGTGAGGATAAAACTATTGTTCCCGTATTCCGTTCTGATGGTAGTGGCACCACAAAAGGTTTCACTAACTCTCTGTCGGCATTCTCTCCTGAGTGGAAAGAGAATGTCGGCACTGGTAAGGCAGTGAAGTGGCCTGCTGGTATTGGTGGTAAAGGTAACAGTGGCGTTGCTGCTAGTATCAAACAACTTGAAGGTGCCATTGGTTATCTGAACTATGGTTATGTTGTTAACAGTGACTTCCAACAGGTTGCACTACAAAATAAAGCAGGTAACTATGTCACAGCAAATGCTGAAACATCTGCGGTAGGTCTATCAAGGATCGTCCTTGACGATCAACTTCGTGGTGCTGACGCTAACCCTGCTGGCGCTAATGCGTATCCTATTGTCTCCCTTACTTGGATCATAGCATACCCTGAGTCTAAGACTGGTGTGAAGGAAACTCTTCGTTATATGTTGAGTGAGAAATCACAGGCAATGTCTGATAGTCTTGGTTATGTTCCTCTTCCAGAGAATATTCGTCAGAAAGCACTTGCTGCTGTCGAAACCATTAATTGATTCAATGGAAATGTGGAAAACAAAATGCAGCAGTTGTGGTAAAATGACTGCTGCTAATGAGTGTCCCCAAGTGGGACATCAAGACCCTGATGGTAAATGGGTCAATTCATTATGTAAATCCTGTTGGAATAAGAAAAACAATCCTCTATAGCTCAGTTGGTAGAGCAGGTGACTGTTAATCACCCTGTCCCTGGTTCGAGTCCAGGTGGAGGAGTTAGCTCGAATAGCTCAGCGGAAGAGCACCTCCTTTACACGGAGATTGTCGGGGGTTCGATCCCCTCTTCGAGCATTCATATATAATTTGCTTTTGGGGATACAATTAGTAGAGTACAATGTTAAAAGTACAATGTAAAGAGTGTGGTAATGAATTGGTTGCAAGGGGTTTTAGGGCAGTGTGCTGTGGATGTCCTAATATGACTACAATTAACGGAGATAAGATCTCAGCAAATGATTTATCTAAAGTTCTTATGATTGATAATGGTCAGGAAAAGAAAACAAAATTAACGTCATCCGACATGGAATGGCAAGAATCTAGGAGAAAACGTAAGATTCGGCGGTTAGATTTCGATATTCGTTAGCATTTCTATATGGCAAATTCTAAATACTTACTATTGTAATGGAGAAAAAGCAAACCTTACAGAGGAGATAGTAATGCATCCCGATGAATTATCAAATTGGGCAAAGATCAAAGAGGTATTTGAAGCAGAAGGCACTACAGACAACTACTACTATAAACGAGCTTGTGCTATAGTAGGAGGACAACCAGATCCAATGAGTAGTTTGCCTAATGTCTCACAGGATGAGTGAAATAAAACCAGACCACTACATAACACGACAACAATGCCAGGAGATGATTGACGATGCAATACGAAAGCATAATCGTAACGCTGGAATTATCTCTATGTGTGTTGGTTGGGTTGTTCTCTCACTTTTTGCTGAAGGTTTACTTCGACTTATTGGAGTAATTCCACCTATTTTTCCTTGGTTGTCTATTCAACTATGAAACCACAGGTCATGCCCGAGCGTCCTGATCGGATGGAAGAAGCTTGTGGAGTGTTTGCCGTTTTGGCGCATGAGCAACCGGTCGCCAACTTGGCGTATTTCGGTCTTTATGCCCTGCAGCATCGCGGACAGGAATCAGCTGGTATCGCTGTGTTCAACCAGGACAAGGTTCTCCTACACAAAGAT